TATGAGTATAAGAGAAGAATTTGAAAAAGAAAAAAATGATTGGGACAATACATGTGTTGGCTGTACAGGAGGGAGCGATAAATGTTATAAAAATTGGCTTGAAGCAAAATTACAGCAAGAACGAGAAGCCAATCGGGAGTTGCTGGAAGTAATTAAAGAAAGACGTAATAGGATACTAACGAAAATAAGAAATGCAGTTAATGAAAATTTTGGTTACTGTCCGCCAGATAAATGGTTTGATGAGTTATTAATAGAACGAGATAAGCTTCAACAACTTATTAAAAAACATAGCAAGGAGAATGAAGTATGAATTCAGCAAAGATTTATTTTGACGCAGATGGAAATGAAAGAACTATCTATCAAATGGTAAAAAGTGAACCTGAATGGGCAGCTAATAGGATACAAGAAGGTGAAAAAGCTATAGAGCAATTACAGCAAGAACGTCAAGCTAAGCAGGAGTTGCTGGAAGCATTAGAAAAAATAGCTCAACATGGGAAAGAGGCCGAAAAAGTCTGTGAAATGGGATTTACTACGTTTGAAATAGCTAATAAACTCATAGAAAAACACAAGGAGAAATAAAACATGAAAGTAACAACACATTTTTTAGGAGATTGGGATGCGGGTATATATCCTTGTAGTTATGAAGCCGAAATACCAGAACTGGAAGACAATGAAGATAGGGAAGAAATAAGAAAATATAAGAAAGGTGATTTAAAAAATACAGGAATTACTTATGTTTATATATGATGGAATTAATTAAATATATATTAGAAATTATTCTTGACATATATCAGTTATTTTGTACTATTGTAGTGAGTTTGCTAATATTGTTATATTTTATTGGTAAACGACAATTGAAAAAAATTGATAAGAGAATTTTTCAAAATAGTGAAAATAAAACAATTAATTAAATATTGGATTTATCGTTTTAAATGGTATACTGCCAGGTATATCAATTATTCCTCGCCAGTTCATCTGGACATTGAACTTTCCACGAGATGTAATTTAAACTGTGAATTTTGTTTTAGACAAGATTGTAAATACGAACAAAAAGATATAGATGTTGAATTAGCTATTACTTTATTAGATCAGGCAAAAGCCATAAATGTTAAATCAGTTAAATTTAACTGGCGTGGTGAGGCTACAATCCATTCTAAATTATTGATTATTTTTTTATACGCTAAAAAGCTATGTTTGTATACTATGCTGAATACTAATTTGGCTTTAGATTATGGCAATAATTTATTAGCTAAAATTGCGGATATAGATAATCTTAAAATAAGCATAGACTCGATGAATAAAGAAACTTATGAAAAAATAAGAAAAGGCGCGGATTTTTTAAAAGTAATTAGTAATTTACGATTGTTAGATTTTTTTAGAAGGACAGAAACAAACAAAAGAGAGCCAATCGTTATTAACAGGCGAACTTCAGAATTAACCACAGAATCAAATGAACAATTTATTTGTCAATTAAATCAATTTGGTAAATTTAAATATGATATTCGTCCTGCCATGCCCCGCAATCAAAAACAAATATACCAAGATAAATTAAAAGAAAGAAAAAGAAAATACTGTGCCCAACCATCAAGAAGAATGGTTGTTGATGTAGATGGTAATGTTTGGATGTGCTGCGTGTCTTATAATCAAGACAAGGCTTTATGGTTAGGAAATGTTAAGGAAAAAAGCTTAAAAGAATGTTGGGATTCATCAAAGCGAGCTTTATTAGTTCAAAGTTTAAAGCGAAATATATTTAATAATAATACATGTAAAAACTGTACAAGTGGAGATGCTTATAAGTAGTCAGCGTTCTGGAGAAAACTAAGATAATTGAGCGAGCCACAATTTCTGAGAAAACCAGTTCGCAAGAGCGAGCCAAGGCTAAAGAGAAAACCAGAATGTGAGAGCGAGCCATGGCTGACGAGAAAACCAAAAAAAATGAGCGTATTTTAAAAGGAGTAATATGAAACAAGAAGATGAAAGCATAGGAATAATTGTCACAGTTCGACTTGAATCAAATCGAATACATCAAAAGGCATTGCAGGAAATAAACGGGAAGACTTGTGTAGAAATACTTTTAGATCATGTTATTAATAACAAGTATCAGGTCATAGTCGCAATTCCTGAAGAGGATGCAGGAAACGAAGTTGAACAAATTGCAAAAGCAAAAGGTGTTGAGGTATTTCACGGATCATTCTGCCCGACGCACCGAATGCTTGAAGCTGCGGAGGAATATTGTTTAGATCATATAGTCCGTATAACAGCAGATGATATTCTGATTGATCTTGCGCTTTTATTTCTTCAGATTGATTTTCACATCAAAGGTAATCGTGATTATACCTATATGTCAAGATGCCCTGAAGGTGTGGCAGGTGAAGTAATCAGCGTTGATGCATTAAGGCGATTGGTTCAGGAATTGGGTGATAAATTTACAGAATTTACCAGTTATTATTTAAAAATGCCTGAAAACAACTGGATAGAATACTATCCTCCATTTGAATATCAACATAGCTTTAGACTTACGATGGATTATGAAGAGGATTTAATTTTACTTCGGGTGCTTCATTCTTTACTTAAACGACCGGGGACTTTGGATATTATTAATCTTCTCAAACAAAATAAATATTTACTTCAGATAAATAGACTTCCCAAAGTTTCAGTTTATACAACAGCTTATAACGTTGAACCTTATATTCAGGAGACTCTACAGTCAGTTGCAGATCAGACTTATGAAGATTGGGAATATATAATTATAGATGATTGCAGCACGGACGGGACTTGTCAGAGGATCGCTGAATGGTTAGATGGATTGCATTTTAACGAGAGGAAGAAAATTCAATTTGTTAGAAATTCAGAAAATAAAGGGCAGTCTTATAACTCTAATCGAGCGTTGGAAATGGCAAGAGGAAAATATGTTGCTTGCATTGATGCTGATGATATATTTGAATCGAATGCACTAGAAACAATGTTTAACATACTTGAAGAGAATCATGATGATGTTTGTATGTCCGGTTATGAACGATTAGACAATGAAAGCCGACAATTGGATGAGCGAGTGGAAAGAAACGAGATACATTTAGGCTGCGCTCTTGTTTCCAAAAGAGTAATTAATGAATTGAAATTTAAAGAGGGGATTAGATACAAAATAGGAACTGAATTTCTTGAAAGATTAAAGAAGAATTGTTCTATTGCTTATTATAATGATGTATTATGGTATTATAGACGTAGAGATGGGCAATTGACACAACAGAAAGATCATCCAAATAATATATGATAAAAACATTGGGAGCAATAATGATGTTAATTACAGGCAGTAAGGGTTTTGTAGCTTCAGCATTTATAAAGAGATTAAAATCAGAAGGATATTATGATATTTTAGAATATGATTTGCCTACTTATGATATATTAGAAATCAATAATTTAGAATTGCGTTATCCAATAGATATGATTGTTCATTTTGCAGCCATAGCGGATTTAAATGAATCTTTAGAGAATCAGGATAAAAATTTTGAAGTCAATATTAAAGGTACTTATGAAGTAGCTAAATTTTGTGTTAAGAATAATATTCCTTTAATATTTATTTCCACTTGCTGTGTATATCATTCTATCGATGATGTGATTGATGAAACAACCTTTCCACTTACCAATGAACCTTATGCATGTTCTAAAATGGCAGGTGAATATATCCTTAGGGGACTGCCGGAATTACAGTATTGTATATTGAGAATAGGAACTGTATACGGTGAGGGAATGCGAAGAGAATTATTCAATCGTTTAGCATTTGAAAAAATAATGAATGATGAAAGAATCAAAGTAAATGGAGACGGGACACAAACACGGACATATATTTATATCGATGATTTGATTGACGGGATTTATAAAGCATGTGAAAAATTTAAAGATATTCGGGGAGAAATTATAAATCTTTGCGGGGATGAGCATATTTCGGTTAATCAAACAATGACAACAGCGGCAAAACTTACAGGCAAAAATTATATGGCAGAATACGGATTTAAGCGTTATGGTGATTTTCAAAAAGAAAATGTAAGCATAGAAAAAGCTGAACGATTACTTAGATGGACTCCGCAAATAGATTATAAGACAGGCATGAGGAAAACATACGAATGGCTCAAGACTTGCTTAAAATAAGTATAGAAGCATTTAAATTACAATTATATAAATTTGATTTAGGCGCATTAAAACAAACATTGGATCAAATTTATGAAGCAAAACAGTCTTCTGTTGGTCATTTATATGTAGACACACTTGAAAGAAAAGAAACAGCAATTGAGGCAGAATTGATGCGTAGAGGAATTGCAAGCGCTAAGAATAATCCAGAAGAATATAAAGATTTTAATGAAATGAGATTCAAAAAATTTAGGAAAAAGAGGTTATTTTGATGAGTGCTGAAATTTGGAGAGATATAAATGGATATGAGGGACTTTATCAAATAAGTAATTATGGAAGAGTTAAAAGTTTAGGTGGTCGTCTTGGTGGTTATGTTAAAGATATAATTATGAAGTTGACGCCAGATCAAAAAGGATATTCGAGAGTTAGATTTAGTAAAAATTATAAAAAAGAAACATTTAAAGTTCATCGTTTAGTTGCTAATGGATTTTTATTAAATATAAAAAATAAGCCAATGGTTAATCATAAAGATGGGGAAAAAAATAATAATTATGTACATAATTTAGAATGGGTTAATAATTCAGAAAATAGACTTCATGCTATAAGAAATGAATATATAAAATATCCTAAAGGAGAAAATAGTTATACTCATAAATTAAATAATAAAGATGTTTTTAAAATAAGAGAATTGTTTCAAAACGGAAAGTCAATAAGAGATATTTCTAATGAATTTAATGTAACTTGGCAAAATATAAAATATATAATCGATAGAAAAACATGGAGTCATATATGATTATAGCTGGGCCTTGTAGTTTTGTAACTTTATCTGACAAAAAACAAATTATAGAAACCGCAAATGCTTTAAAAAAATTAATTACACATTTTAGAGTCAAGATATATCTTGGCGGGACGAGAGCAGATAGATATTATGAAGGTGTAGGCAAGAAAGGTCTTCATACGCTTTCTTATATTCAGGATAACATAATGCCGGTTGGAACTGAAATTCAAATTCCTCAACACGTAGCCGAATGTAGCGAATTGAATTATCTGTGGGTAGGCGCAAGGTCGTCAAGGAATTATGCGTTATTACAGTCTCTTTGCACTTTATACAAAGGCGAAATAATGCTTAAACGTGGAATGGATATGACAATTCAGGAGACGATAGATTTATATGATTTGATAGTTGGTAGATATAATCGGTATCCGTATATAATAGAACGAGGTACTGTTAATATAGATAGAGATCAGGAAAGCCGGTGGAGTCCTGATTTAAAGGGTGTTATTCGGATCAAGAATGAAAGACCGGATATATTTGACAGACTGGTAATAGACTGTTCTCATAGTGTAGGCCGGAAAGAATATGTAAGAGATACTTACAAAGCATTTAAAGCGATAGATTGTAAACATTATATGTTTGAAGCAACCATCGATGGTAAGAGTTTAACAGATCAAAGACAGATGTTATCTGTAAAAGAATTAGAGGAGATTATATGCAAATAATTAAATTAGAAAATTGTCCGATATGTGAAGCTTCAGACTGGAAAAGTCTGGATTATTTAAGAGATCAAAGTTACTGGTATGACCGAGATTATCTACTTGATGAACCAGTAGGATTTAAGATTTGTAAAAGCTGTGGATTTGTAACTTATGATTACACCGATGATGAGGAGTTAAAAAGGCGTTATGATGATTTGGTAAAAATAGTTGATATAGGATCGATAATTACAAAGAATCGTAAACTTATTTATCATCAAAAATTTTTGTCAGATATAAAAATCAAAAATAAGGTATTGGATTATGGAGCCGCGACCGGATATTTCCTTAAATATTTGAAAGGTAATTTTAATGTTGTTCCCTTCGGCGTTGAATCAAATGATGTTATGAGAAAATATGCCAAATATGAATATAATATAGAACTTGTAACAGAAATGCCAGATGAGCAGTTTGATTTTATTTCTTGTTATCACACTTTCGAGCATATACAATATCCGGATAAACTTTTACAGCAATTCAGAGATCATTTAACAGACGATGGATATTTATATATGAGCGTACCTCGTATAGTACAGGAAGAAATACTTGACGAATCAAGCGGTACCACGGCGGCGGAATTTGAAGATTTGTATCATCTTAACCATGTTAATCAATTCAGTAAACAAAGCTTCCAGAACATTCTACATAAAATAGGTTTTGAGATTATCAAAGAAGATAATAAACTTTACGGATATACAGTATTATGCAAGAAAGCAGAACCTAAAGAGATAATCAAAGAAAATTATTTGTCGATAGTGTCCGTAATAGAGAAGCAAAAGAAGGCAATGGATCTGTTCAAACAGGAGAAATGGGACGAAGCTGTCAGAACACACAAAGGATATCCTGATGCATGGATTATGAACGCTATTAAGAATTTTAAAGATCTGGCAGAACAGGAGCGAGTGCTTAAGGAAGGATTAGAGGCAACTAATAATCATTATAAGATTAGAAAGCAGTTAGGCTATTTATATCATCAGTGGGACGAGAATAAAGCCAGAGAAAACTTTATAAGTAATCATGTTAAAATTGCCAAGAAATTGTTTGAAGAACTTGCAGAAGAAAAGCCGGGCATGGAAGATTATCTTTATTATCTTGCAATGATAGAAATGAAGTGGTACAAGAACTATGAGAAAGCCAGAGAGTATCTTGAGAAGATTATGGAAATAAATCCGGCTAAGTATTCAGAAATTGTTAATTTGACAGGGCTGATTTGGAAAAGTAAAAATGATTAAATTACTTGTCATATTGTCTATATTTTTATTATCTTGTGAGTATGAAGATAATTGTAAAAATGGACAAAAACAGAAGATTGATGAAGTATGTTATGAATGTGTAAGTGGAGAAATGGAAATTATCGATTGTGCGGAGTGGGGAAATGATTAGAAAAACAAGAGATTTTATAAGTGGTTAAGGCATATAGCGCACTATGAAAAAACTAATATTACTTTTATTATTAACGTCCTGCTCTTTTGATTATGACAATCACTACGCACTACCTAACAGCTTTATTGGCACAGAATGCTACAACGAAGGCGAAGTAATAAAACATACCGTTAATGACTGGTATTATTGTGCAATGTGCTGTGAGAGTGCAGACGGGTTAATGTGGTTTGAAGTAGAATGTGAAGAAATGGAGGAGGAATGAAAAAGATAAACATAAAAGAAACCGAGAGTGGCAAAGAAGATTATAAACAATGAGTAATGCAGGTAGACTATCTAAATGAGTAAAAAAAAGCAATTATCAGATAAACGTCAATTATTTATAGCTGAATATATAGCAAATAATTGTAATGCTACAAAGGCTTATGCTAGTGTATATAGTGTAAATGAAGAATCTGCAAGGCGTGAAGGGTCAAGATTGTTGTCGAATGTTGACATTAAGGCTGAAATTGATAAAGAAATAGATAAGATTTTAGAAGACAAAAAAGCATTAGCTTTACAGGTAGTCAATGAATACAAGAAGCTTGCATTTTCAGATATAAAGAATTATATCAATCCGATTACAGGGGAAAATGTAATTAATGAAAATACAGATACAAGTATTATTGAGAGTATTCAATTTGATATTGTAAAAAAAACAGATAAAGAAGATAAAAATGAATGGCGAGAGAAGTTTAAATTTAAGCTTTATAATAAACAATCCGCATTAGATTCACTTTCTAAATTTATAATTGGATTTTCTGAAAAACATGATTTATCAATTCCCGATGGAATAGAGATAGTATATAAAAACAAAACAAAAAATGCTGAAAAAGATTGAATTTGAATTAATAGGGCATCAGGCAGATTTTGTTAATTCTGCCAAAAGATATTTACTTAATAGTGGGGGCGTAGGATCCGGAAAGACATATTCAATTTGTTTAAAAGCTATGGGATTATGTCAGCTTTATCCTGGTATATTTGGACTTTTAGGAGCGCAAACATATCCATTATTGAGAGATACTACACTTAGAGAATTTATAAATATAGTCCCACCTGAAATAATTAAATCTTATAATAAAACAGAACAGCATTTTAGATTCATGAATGGATCGGAAGTAATATTCCGGTCTTTTGACGATCCTAATAAACTTAAATCTCTAAACCTCGGATTTGCTGGAATTGAGGAAATGACAGATACCACAGAAGAAATATTTAAAATGCTTAGAACAAGAATGAGACAGAAAGGAATGCCGGGATATATATTCGGTGCTACAAATCCGGGAACATTCGGAAACTGGGTATATAAATATTTTATAGAAAATCCGATAGCCAACAGTGACGTTATTTATTCAATAAGCGCCGATAATGATTATCTTCCGGAAGAATATCTTGAAGATTTAAGAGAACTTAAAAAGTCTAATCCTGAATATTATGAAAGAATGGTAATGGGAAAATGGGGAAGTCTTGAAGGTATTATTTATATGCTTACTATGGATCAGAGAGTAAACGAATTACCTGATAAGAAAAAAATACATAGATGGATAGCCGGACTGGATTTTGGATTTGAGCATCCAACTGCATTAGTGATATACGGAATACGTGAAGATACATATTATCAGTATGAGGAAGTGTATCAGCGCAAACTAACAAGTTCGGATATTATAGATATTATAAAGCGTAAAATGCAGGATTATGATATTGATATTATATACTGCGATTCTGCAAGGCCGGAAATCATAGAGGATTTACAAAGGGCGCAAATACCTGCGGAAGCAGCCATAAAAGATGTATTTGACGGCATAATGCATGTTAAGTCAATGATAGGGGATAAGAGGCTTTTTGTAAATAAAGAATGTACTTATACTTTGCGTGAATATGATTCTTATATATGGGATGCCAAGAACACGGTCAAGGAAGTGCCGATAAAAGCTAATGATGATTGCTTTACTGGCAATACAAAGATTAAAACAGCAAGAGGTGGTGTTAAATTAAAAAATATCAAAGAAACAGATTTAGTATTAACAAGAAATGGATATAGAGGCATTTTAAAATTACATAAAAAAGAAAAAGATGTAAGAACTTATAAAATTGGAAATAAAAAAATTATATGTACAGAAGATCATCCTTTTTATTGTTTAAATAAAAAAGACTTTATAAATGTTTCTGACTTGACAGATAAAGATATGCTTTTTATGATAGATAAAAAAGAGGCTTTAAAATGGCAATATCAGAAATTATTATATTTAAAGGAATTAAATTTAGACGATGGCCGGAATCTAAATATGCTAATCATAGAAAGTATTTCACCTGTAATAGCAACTATTTTAAACAAGGCATTAGGACTCTACATCGGGAAATTTGGAAAGACAAATACGGGGATATACCGAAAGGCTTTCAAATACATCATAAAGATGGTGATACGTTTAATAATTCAATTGAAAATTTGGAATGTCTCAAGTCGAATAAACATTTATCAAGTCATGCAAAACAATGGCATAAAGAACATCGTACAGAGAGTAAAATTCATCTTGATTCAATTCGTTCTAAAGCAGTTGAGTGGCATAGGTCGAAAGAAGGCAGAGAATGGCATTCTGAACACGCAAGAGAAGTTTTTAATAAAAGTTCTTACGTTGATGTTAAATGCATCGTTTGTGGATTGGTATTTAAAACGAAACAATTTAAAGCCAACAATATTAAATTCTGCTCTAATAATTGTAAATCAAAACATAGGAGACAATCTGGAAAAGATAATATTATTGTCAGATGCATTGAATGTGGAAAAGAATTTTATACTAATAAATACAGAAAAGGGGTTTATTGTTCAAAGTCCTGTAGTCATAAAGCATATTGGCAAAACAAAAAAAACAATGACATATAATTTAACAGTAATAGGGACTCCTGAATATTATGCTAATGATATATTGGTACACAATTGCATGGATGCGTCCCGGTATGCTTTATATTCAGATAGCCGTAATTTAGGAGTATCGAATATTGAATTAACCGGCACAAGAGAAACGGCGGAACAATGGTAAAATTACTTGACAAAATATTTATATTATGCATATTATAAGTGATGTCTAAACTATCTGGCCAGTGACATCTAATGAAAATAATAACAAAAAGATATTATATGGTGATGGTATGTTTGATTGCAATTTCAAATAGGTAAATTATCATACAATAAAGAAATTCCCCTTCCGGTAGATCAGCTATTAAAATCAGTTACCCTAGCTGATTCTGCTTTATATACACACTATAACATACCCTATTACAACCCTAATAAACTATTCGAGAAACGTGGTGGCTATGGTCTTTTCGATGAGATGAGAGAAGACGATCAGGTATCTGCTGTACTTTCTCTTTTTAAATATATTATACTTGGCGCTGAATGGGACATAGAAACAGATCATGAAAAAGCTAAAGAATTTATAATAAATAATTTCAATAGTCTTAATGAGATTTTTAGTAAGAAACTTTTTGATATGCTTACTTGTATGGATTATGGCTTCAGTTTGACGGAAAAAATATTCAGGCTGGAAGATGGTAAATACTGGTTAGATAATCTCAAAACACGTATGCCTCACAATTTCGAGTTTGTAATCGATGAAAAAGGAAACATTCTTGAAATACAGCAGAGTGTTACCGGGGAAACTCTGCATATTAAACCTGATAAATTTATTCATTTTGCATATCAGGGAGAATTCGATAACCCTTATGGAAAGTCAGCATTAAATCAGGGCGTATACAGGGCTTACTGGTCAAAGAACGCAATTATTAAGTTCTGGAATATATATCTCGAACGGCACGGAATGCCATTTATGTTCGGGACTTATACTAAGGGATCAGGAACCGGAACAATCAATGATTTTTCTAAGGCACTTGAAAACTTACAAGCTAAGACAGTAATGACTGCGCCTGAAGGATTTAAGGTTGATCTTCTTGAAGCTACAAAAGGGACAGATAACTATGAACGTGCTATAGATAAGCATAATATGAGTATAGCGAGAGCTTTACTTGTACCTGATTTACTTGGTCTTAGCGGCGGAGAAACCGGGGGCGGATCTTATTCGCTTGGACAGGAACAATTTAACATGTTTTATATTGTTGTTGATTTTGTGAGAAAGCAAATAGAACGGATGGTAACTCAGAAAATTGTCCAGCCTTTAACATTCTTGAATTTCGGTAAAGATATAAAAGCCGATTTTGTATTTAGAGTAGTAGATCAACAAAAATTAGAAAAGATGATTAATCTATGGTTGCAAGCTGTGAATGGCGGGAAAGTACCGATAACCGATAAACATATTAATTGGTTCTTGCAGAGCATAGAAGCTCCGGAAATAGAACAATCGGAACTTGATGAAATAAACGCAAAGAAAGAAGAAGATCGGGCGGCAATCCAGGGTCAACCTGAAAATGAAGACGATAAAGAAAAAGATCAACTTCCTGAAGAAGAAAAAAAGAAAGAAGAAAAAAAGAAGCTGACTCAATATTCTCAATATTCAAAAAAAGTTGATTTCAAACAGATTGAAAATGAAATGAACGCTATTGAGAATAAGTATAAAGACAAATTAGCCGATCTTTTCAAGTTGTCTATAAACGGTCTTGTAGATGAGATCAAACGCAAACAGATAATAGAGAAAAAGAAATTTTCCGCACTTAAAGATTTAACACTTAAACACCAGACGAGAATTGAACAGACATTAAGACAGATGACAACCGAGGCTTTTATATCCGGCAAAGGATCTGTAACACGGACTTATATTATAAATGATCCTTTAGTACTTAATGACAATCAAGTAGCAGAATGGATTAATGCTTATGCTTATGATACAAGCGCAGCGGAAACACAACGAATATTAAGCACGGTTAAACCCATAGTGACAGAGGGTATCAGATCAGGCGCAGGCGTTAAAGATATAGTTAAAATGATAGATGATGCGCTTAAGGGATATGATACAACTTATGGCAAACATCAAATTGAAACTATTGTAAGAACCGTAACCAGCTCAGGATATAATGAGGGCAGACTTCAGCAATTCGGAAGTATTAAGGATCAAATACAGGCTTATGAATTTAGCGCAGTACTGGATGGACGGACAAGTCCTTTGTGCGAGAGTTTAAACGGTAAAATACTTAAACCGAATGAAGTTAATTTATATAATGCGCCTTTACATTTTAATTGTCGTAGTTTATTGATACCAATTTTTATAGATGAAGAATTTGACGGAAATTTTAACATTCCTGCAGTCAAAAGGACTAAAGGAAATTTTGTTGAATTAATTTAATTACCGGAGTTTAAATAATGGCACTATTAAGTGATGCACAAAAAGTTAAAGATAGTGCGGAGTGTTATCAGTAATGGCTGAAAGTTATGACATATTAGGAATAGATTTTGAAGATGGCGATTTAAATGATTGGGATGCTATTGAAGAAGAAGGTTCTAATACTGTAATTATAGAATCTGCTAGTCCTATTCATGGATCTTATTCAGCTAAATGTACTTTTGATGGCATAAATAATCTTTGTTTTTTACGTAAAGTATTTTCTCCAGAATTAACAGAAATGTATGCACGTTGGTATATAAGATTCCCTACTGGATTTTCAATTGATAGCGGAGCCCTTGGAATTGGAGCATTAGAACCTTCTACAGGGGCTGGAATATGTTATCTTAGATGTAAAATTGCTAATTTATCTTTAGATCGATTATACTATGCAACAGATTCTGGTTATTCTTATGTTTCCACAGATTCGTTTACTTTTCAATTAGATACAGATTATTATATAGAATATTATTTCAAACAATCTTCTGGCGCAGATGATGGAATAGTCGAAGCAAAAATAAATGGTACATCGGTTGCTCTTGTTGAGAATATAGACAATGATACATTATCTGTAAACAGAATAGAGATAGGACAAACATATTCAGCAGTTCCATCTATTGGATCTACAATAATTTTTGACGATTTAATCATAAATAATGCAACAAGCGGATGGCCGGGAGCTTATAGTGATGGTGGCGGTTCAATTGTCCCGGTAATTATGCATCATAGAAAATTGAGGCAATAATGCAAGAATTAAGACAAAGCACAATAGTTGAAATAAAAATAGGCGGTTGTTATGATTCAACTGGTATGACTCTAGATGGTGCGGATGAAGCAGAGATTCTTAAACACAGCGTTACAGCTACGGCAGGGATAGCAGGGACATTAACGGCTATTACAGGATGTGACGGCTGGTATTTACTTACTTTATCGGCTTCGGATACTGATACACTTGGTGAAATGACAATCGTAATTCAGGACGATTCTTTATGTTTGCCTATTTGGAGAGATTATGAAGTAGTTTCACAGAATTATTATGACAGTAAGTACGGATCTGATTCTTTTAAAGTTACATTGGCTAGTGCCGAATATACGACAGTCACAAGTTTTCATGCATCAGTTACCGGTTATTCAACATTTGATCCAACAAGTGATGGTGTTACTCTTACTTCAGCAACATATAATACGGCTACGAGTTTTCATGCAAGCGTGACAGGATATAGTACATTTGATCCGGCTACGGACGGAGTGACGCTATCAAGTGCAGAATATACAACAGTAACATCATTTCATGCAACAGGTTTTAGCACTTTTAATCCTGCTACACAAGGTGTAACACTTAGTTCGGCGATTTATAGTTCTATAGCAGATTTTAAAGCTACAGGATTTTCAACATTTGATCCTGCAACAAGCGGAGTGACTTTATCGAGTGCGTTATATACCGGAATAAATGATTTTAAAGCTGACGTGTCAGGATTAAGTACTTTTGATCCAACGTCTGATGGTGTGTCGTTATCAAGTGCTATTTATACAAGTATAGGAGCTTTTAAATTAACGACAAGTGCAATAATAGCATCTGTTTCAGATGGTGCTTATGATCTTCAGGAAATGATGAGACTTATGTTTGCGGCTTTATGTGGGAAAGTAAGCGGTGGTTCTACTACTACGATAAGTTTTAGAGATTCAGCAGACAGTAAAGACAGAATTGTTGCAACGGTAGATGAGAATGGTAATAGGTCGGCGGTAACATTGGATGCCAGCTAACGGATATTTAAATAATTATTGGCCTGGATTGAGCTGGCCGGGGCAATATTGGCCGGCTTATGGATTGGTAGTTGTAGGATTTAGAGAGCAACTTTATTTTAGTACACCATTGACGAAAAGTTTAAATTTTAGTACTGAATTAATGAAAACAAAAACTTTGAAAACGGATATGACAAAAACTATATCATTTGATACGCCATTATGAAAATTTATGTAGGACAGACAGCATTAAGAATGAACTTCAGTTGCAGTGCTGATATTACTGGATACACGACAACTGTAATTAGCGTATGGAAGCCGAACGGGAGTACGGCAACATGGACGGCAACAGTAAGCGATGTTTCTACAGGAGCTATTTATTATGATGTTGCCACTACTACTATTCTTAATGTGGGCGGCCCCTGGAGGATGCAGCCAAAAATTATTTTTAGTGATGATACGGTTGGCTATGGAGAAACAGCAAATCAAATGATACATAATTTAGGAGAATAATATGGGAGTTAAAGCTACTTCATTTAATGTACCGATAGGAATAGATATTGTAACATACAAACTTTTAGATGGTCAATTTCATCATGTATATACGGCTCATACGATAGCGGGAGCGGCTAATAGCGTAATTGCGATTATTCCTGCGACAGATACGGTTGCGATGGTTGGTGAAATATCGGCGGATGCCGGTGCTAATTTTATAATGTGGGAGAATGCTACTATTACGGCAGCTTCAGGGACTACACTTACAAGTTATAATATGAATCGGAATAATACAGCGAGTATAACTACACAATTTGTCAAGGGCCCGACATGGGCTACCGGATCGGCTGTTAAATTGAGAACTAACGAAATCAATACGACAGTAAGACCTACTATTGTAGAGCCGGGGACTTTTAAAGATGGCAAGTTTTGGATATTGAATGGAAGTTATACTTATATTATGGAAGTAGTAGATACAAGTGCGGCATCTAATACGGTTTTTTGGAATTTGCAAGTAATTGAATATTGATAATAAATAAATGAGAAACAATATATTATAGGAGAATAAGATGGCTCTTACTAATACAATAACAACTTTCAGGTATAATCCATTTACGGGAAAACAGACTGACATAACTCCCGGATGGGAAAGATTGCAGACTACTGCAAGTAAAACAACACTTGGTGCATTTAATATTTTTGCATCCGCTACAGCATCAGATGATTTTATTCTGGATTCGGTTTTAGTAAATTTGTCTCTTGCCTCAGGGAATGCGGATGTCGTTCTTTATGGCGGGACTGATGCATTGTGTCAATTTGCAACACAAGGCGCGACTTCTGATATTGCTACGTTTAGCGTTAATTTCGGGCATGGTCTTACAGTAGGCACAACTACAACCGGTACTGTCAGCATGGCAATTGCAACTGCAAGTTGTACGGCTCGTTTTGTAGCTTTAGGTTGGAGAAAGAAATAATGCCGACTCCAAATGCAGGCGAAAGCAAGGATGATTTTATAAGCCGGTGTATGGCTTATCCTGATTTACAGGATTTGGAACAGGATGCAAGATTCGCACGATGCAATGGATTGTGGGAGAATAAACAAATGAGTGATAAAAATTTTCAGCAGTCCGAAACATTTGATGTTAATGACGTTGAGATTTTTTCAACCGGTAAATGGAACGGCGACAAGTATACCGAGAAAGACCTTGATGATATGGTTGAGGCATACTCCCTGCTGCAACAGGAAATAAAACCATTCCTTAAATTAGGACATGATGATAAACAGGTCTTAATTCAGAAAGACGGTTTGCCGAGTGCGGGATGGATTACAAATCTTAAACGCATGGGTAATAAACTGGTTGCCGATTTTAAGGGGATACCCAGGAAAATAAAAGAACTTATTGAAAAAAAAGCATATGGAAGATTCAGCAGTGAAATTTATTGGGATTTGACACACGGGGGCAAAAAATATCGCAGGGTATTAAAAGCAGTAGCACTTTTAGGTGCTGACACTCCGGCTGTTCAGAATCTTGATGATTTTATAAATTTATATAATGAAAATAAACTTGAATATGGAATTTTAAAAAACTATCATAATCTGGAGTCAGATATGGATGAGCAAATTGTAAAAGACCTTCAGGCGGAAGTTAGGGAATATAAGGATCAGGTAAAATCTTTTGAAGCTGATGTCAAAACTTATAAAGAAGAAAACGACCAGTTAAAAAAAGATAAAACTGAACTTGAAGGGAAAGTTAAGACATTAACGAAAGATATTGAAACAAAAGAACAGGAACAGAAAAAATCAGAAATCAAGCTGTTCATTAACAAGGCAGTCGAAGAAAAGAAAATTCTTCCTTCTCAGGTTGAAAAGTATTCAAAGCTTGCTGAAAGTGATTTTGAATCAGTACAGGATGTTATTAAAAATATGCCTGAACTCGATGTGAATACTGAAGGCGAATCACACAGTACTGAAAAGCCGAAAAAATACGAAGCAATGACCACAGAAGAAAAGGATGAATTTAAAGTTGAAAAAGCTTATGCTCTTATGAAAGACGACAAAGAACTTAACTTCAGAACTGCTCTTGAAATGGTTGAGCAGCAATTAGGAGAATAATATGGCAATTAAAGGCCCAGGCGTTGACATTACCATGAAGGCTGGAGCCAGCGTTTGTACTTCTACGAGTGAATTTCTTTGTGTAGGTGCAGGGGAAACCACTACAAGCGGTAATAGAACCGTTTACGTTACAAACGATAGTACAACCGCAGGTACAGCTAATGCGTTAAATGTTATCGGAATAAATCAGACAAGAGCTATGAGTTCTAATAGTGATTATTGCGCTGTTAGAATTTTTGGCCAGAGTAAAGCTGTATGCGCACATTCAATCACTGAGTTTGCTTATGTATGCGCATATAGAGGAATATCCACTACTACACGTAGAGGACAGATTGAGGCTGTAGGCTTTGCAGAGACTCAGACATCAAATATCACAGCAACTAATTTTACAATCCTTGGAAGGGCATTGGAAAGTGGCTCAACGAACTCGGTAATTGACGTTTTCGTTAATCCTGTTCCTTACCCGGAAAATCATTGTACTTTTAGTGCTACATAGGAGGATACTATGCCAGAAGGAAGTTTAAGTGTAAGCAAAGCCCTACAAAATGTATCTCTACATTTTAAAAATGAAGAATACATTTGGCCGAAAGTATTTGGAGAAGTGCCGGTTAAAAATGAATCTGGTCATTATTGGGTATATACCAAGGATTTCAGACTGGATGAAACATATCGTGCGGATAAAACAGAATCTAACCAGGTTAGCTGGAAAGCTTCAACTGCATCTTATGTAATCGAAAGACATGCACTTAAGGATAGCGTATCACAAAGAGATAGAGACAATTCGGATTTACCGGGTGGTTCTATCGATAATGATACGACTGAATTTCTAACAGATAAGCTGAATTTGAGAATGGAGTATGAAGGACAGAAACTTCTGTTTACTACTACTACATTTTCATCAAATGCGACTTTAACAACTGCTACAAGCTGGAACTATAACACAACTACTTCAGCGCCGATTCAGAATGGCCTGAGTGCTACAGGTTATGTTTTAGCTGTATCCGGAAAAAGAGTAAATAAGGTAGTTACTAATTGGGACGTTCTTGCGGCTCTGAAGGAAAATAACAACGTATATAACAGACTTGCGTATACTAAAGATAAAATGCTTACCGAGCAGATCCTTGCAAGTATGTTTGATGTTGGCGAATTTCTGGTGGGTACTGCATATTACGAAACTAACCAGGAAGGACTTGATGCAACTTCGTCCGCCATTTGGCCTGCAGATGCTCTTTTTATGTATCAGGAGTCTAAACCCGGTATTAAAAAACTTACTACGGCACATATACTTAGAAATAATTATTATGGTATGCCGTATAAAGTAAGTAAATGGTATGAGAAGAGAATAGACGCTGACTGGATAGAAGTTGAGTATAAAGCAACACCGAAGGCAGTATGTACTCTAACAGCTTATCTATTTAAAACAGCAGCATTAATCTAAAGGAGATCAATATGGATACTGAAAATAAAGTCAGCAAACAGGAAATTGCTGAACGAAAGAAAGAAGACGAGAAAGTAACAAAGTTCAATGACGAAACTTACAAAGATAGGAATATAAAGGACGTAAAAACCGAGCGTGAAAAATTTAAAGATGCTAAAGGACACGTAAAAGAAAAAGTCATTGAACATGTTACTTATCGTAACGGCGTGGTAAAAAGTAGATTGACAAGCGTTTATAAAGACGGTAGAGTAATCTATAATGTAGCGTCAAAAACTAAGAAAAGGAAAAGCGCATAATGGCGTATTGTTCTATCACAGCTATATATACTGCTTTACCAAAATTGCCAGATACCAACACGTCAAACGGATACAGTCAGTGTGCTGATGTAATCAATCTGCATATCCGCAGAGCGGACGGTTTGATAAACGGCAAGTGTGCAAGGCGGTACGGTGTACCTTTTGATCCTGTACCGCCTTACATACGCACTCTGGCCGAAGATATAGTATGTTATTATGTGATGAGGTCCTTTTACTCTCAGGACGCCCAAAATAGAAGCGAATATCTGGAAGAATTTAAAGACAAGGCAATTGAAGATTTAAACGCTATTATGAATGGTGATATCGACCTTGTGGATACTTCCGGTTCTGCTGTGCCTGTGCAGGAAGATGAGGTTATCGATAGAGTAAGTTCTAATACTCAAGATTTTCAGCCGTTCTTTGATATTGATAGTCCTTTGAAATGGAAATTTGATGAAGACGCAGAGGACGAAGTAAGTGCTAACCGTTGAAGTACAGGGATTGGCAGTTGTTAAGAAACGATTTAAGCAAATGCAGGAACGATCTAAAATGCCGAAACATGCTATGGATTTAATCGGAGCTAAGGCATGGAAAGATGTATTAAATAGTTTTACAGTAGAACAAGATGAAGACGGAAAAAAATGGAAATCGTTGAAATATCGCAAAGGTCAACCATTGAGAGATACCGGGCGATTAAGAAATTCTATAAGATGGGCTGCGAATAAAGATGAAGCAAGAATATTCACGAAAGTTAAATATGCTAAATATCATGAGTACGGAACAAAAAATATTCCGCAAAGGTCTTTTATGTGGGTATCTGCGAAATTAAGATTAACATTTTTGAAAACTTTGCTTAATTATATAAAAGGTTAACATGGTTAACGAGTTAGACATTAAAAATAGTTTACAAAATTTAATAGTTAAAAATAATACCAATACAAGTTCGTACTATTTAAGCTCAAGTATTACATCTAAAGTAGTTACAATAAGCGGTGCAAGTGCAGAAAGAGTTCCGGTGTTGAATATAAACTATCCTGCTATATTTATAGAACTTGACAGCTTAACGGATAATCACGTAGAAATGGGAATGAGTTCAAGGCGTGATGTAGAACTCGGATTTAAAATAACCTGTGTAAATCATGAAGAAACAATAGCAATTAACAATGCGGAAGATGTGGATAATGATATGATTCAGCTTACTTATAACTTACATAATCTTTTGCGCAATAGCATAAAAGTTTCAAATACAGTAGATTCCTGTCTTGTGACGGGAACAGAATATATAACTGACGAAGGTACTTATAATGCCAGATCGGTTACAACATTAACCGTTAGAAAACGGGGATAATTGAAAAGAGAGGAAATATGTTAAGTCCAAACGAAGTTTTAAAGCAGTCCAAAGGAGCAATGAAGCAATGGGAAAACACATGGCGTTCCCATGCGAAAAGAAACGGAGACATTCTTAAAGATAGAGGATTTTCCAATCAAAGAATTTATGGGCACGGGTTGGGAAAGAAAGCTGTGTGTGTAGCTTATTCACCAAGTCTTGAATATTACGTAGATGAACTCAAGGAAAAGAATGATGCAGTGGACATACTCTGTGTTGATAAGGCTATGGGTTATCTTTTAGACAGGGGGGTAAAACCGGCTTTTGTTTATCTGGCAGATGCAGGAATAGATTATAGTAAATGGTGTAAACCCTGGCTGGATCAGACAAAAGATATATGCCTGATGATGAATGTTACGGCCAATCCTGAATGGGCAGAAAACTGGAAAGGAAAAGTTTTTATGTTTGTTAATCAGGATAATATAAAAACAGAAGAAATATTCGCACCAATAAGCGGCTGCAAGGAATTTGTTAAAGCATCTTCTAATGTGGGAAACAGTGTATTGGTTCACGCAACGTCTTATCTGTTATATGATGAATATTATCTTTTGGGATATGGCTTTTGCTGGGGGCAGAACGATAATTATTATTGTGGAGAGGATTCGGATAAACGCTGGTATATGAATCATCATCAAATTATAGATACAAATGCAGAGATGGTTTGCACGTCTCAGAATTTGCTTTTTAGTGCAAGATGGGTAAGTGATTTTATAAATGCTATTATACTCCCGCAGAAGCGGAAAATATTTAAAGTTGAAAAGGGCGGATTGCTTAATATTCAATATCGAAATTTAACCAGAATGCTTCAGAAAGCAAAACAACGTAAACTTGACCAGAAAGAACTGGATCATGTTATTCAGACAAGATTAGTTCCAATTACCGTCACAGCTAAAGAAGGAGCTGAAAAGCTCAATGAAGTTATAACAAAAAATCAGGTGGTTGATGTTATAGTCAGGACATTACCACAAGATATATTCCAGGAGGTTGCATGAAAATTAAATATGTAGATCACCGGCCTTTGGTTATTCCGTACTTAACATATCACAGAGGAGGCGTAACGCTTCCAAGCGGTGATAATATACTTAAAGTATCGGATAGCGAAGCCAGAAATTTACTGAAAATAAAAAACGGATCGAAATTATGTTTTGAAGAAGTAAAAGAACGATCTATTAAAAAAGAAGATATTATTGAAGAGGTGACAGAAGATGTCGGTAGGTAATGGAACTCCGTTTTTAGGATATGATTCTTTTTTAGGCATAGCGGAAGAATCAACATATAGTTCGGTTCAAACTTCAACTACTTTCATAGAATTTACATCTGAAGGTTTTAAAAAAGAACGGGAAGAGCAGCGCCGGGAAGAAATCAATACAACACGGGATTTTATAAGAAGAATGACCGGAAATGAAACCGTAAGCGGTTCTCTTGAAGCTCCCCTTAACATAGCAGCAGATGGATTTGTGTTTATAATGAAACAGGCTATGGGAGGCACGTGTGCAAGTGCAACACTTGGAGCAGCCGGGGCGTATTCCCATACTTTGTATGCAGGAGATATGGAGAACAACAAAGGGTCTGGAAGCGCGGATGATGTTAAAAGTTTGACTATGACTATACGCAGGGGAGATACGGAAATATGGCAATATAAAGGTATGCGGGTCAACACAATGACTATAAAGGGTGAGGTTGGCTCTCCCATTACAGCATCGTTTGAGTTGATGGGGCGATATGGAACAACGTGCGCGGATTCACTCACTGCGAGTTTCACAAATATAAATCCGCTAAATTTTACCGGTGTGACTTTCGGTACAGGCGCAACAATATCGGCGATTACTACTGAATATATTACAGGATTTGAATTTACTCTTGCTAATAATTTGGCAGAACTCAGAAATCTTGGATCGGCAAATATATACGCATTGCCTCCGGGCAGACGTGATGTCAAACTCAAACTTACACAACAATTTGATACTCTTACGGCTTATAATAGATTCATTCAGAATACTAAAACTGCCATTCAAATACTTATGGATACGGGAGTTACAATGAGCGCAGCGGGATCGACATATTCAATGGCAATTAATGTACCTTGTGCCTTTTTTAATAACGTAACTCCGCAGGTTGGAAGTATTGAGGCATTAAGTCAGGAAATAGACGTAAGCGCAATTAAAGATACTACTACAAGTTATGTATGCCAGCTTACGATTAATAACGCTACGGAACATTATTAGGAGATTTTTATGATATTGAATCTAGACGTATTTGAAGAAAAAATTGAAGAAATTCAGTTAAAGGGAAAAATCTATAAAATACCTTCGGATATTCCGACTATACTTTATTTACAATTGGTAAAAACAAAAGATTTGCCGGCTGGTGAAGGGATGGAAGAAGGCGTTAAAATTATACATAAGATTTTCCAGATTCATCAACCGGATTTATCTTTTGATGAATTTTCCGGCATAATAACAAATAATCAGTATACAGCTATTATTAATTTTTTATTTGCCGGATTAAGTGTTGAAGAGACACAACAGCAATTAGCAGAAATTAGACAATCAATAAAGGACGGAAAAAAAAAGCCACTCCCAGCAGAAAATTAGATATTGATTGTATTGAATTGATTGCTAATTATTGTATGTTTTATAATATTGAACTTACTGAATATAAACGAGTATTGCAAATGAGCCATAGAGTTTTTATTGCGACACTCAACTATAAAAACGAGGTTTTGAAAAAACAAAGTGAAAACATAAGAAATTGGCAACCCAGGAAGAAGTAAAATTAATAATCAAGGCTGTAACCGATCAGGCTGTTAAAGAATTAAAAAAACTTGATGGTCAGATGGATAAACATCTTGATTCTCAGAAAAAAACAGAATCAAGTCTTGGTCGGCTAAAAACAGCATGGATAGCCTCAGCAGCTGCAATAACAGGAGCAATTGTTGTTGTCAACAAAATGATAAATGCCGCATCTGATCTTACCGAACAACAGAATAAATTTAACGTAGTATTTGATGATACCGCCGTATCAATGTCGATAGCGAACAGGGCTATTGAAGAACTAAATGAAAGTTATGCAATGTCCCGCAGAGAAGCTTATGAATATGTAGGTACTTTAGGTAACCTATTGAAGTCTATGGGACAGACTCCTGAAACCGCCGCGCAAATGTCGGGCAGTCTTGTTAAACTTGCTGCTGATTTGGGTTCATTTAACAATGTAGGTACTGAAGAAGTCCTTATTGCGATACGTTCTGCCTTGGTGGGTGAATCAGAACCGATGAGGCGTTTAGGAGTGGATGTCTCTCAGGTCACTCTTCAATTAGAGGCGATGAAGCTCGGAATGTCAGGCAATGTATCACAAATGGATCAATCAACCAAGATGCTTCTGGCTTATCAGGCCATAATGAGGCAGACGACAGACGCACAGGGTGACATGATCCGTACTGCTGATTCGTATGTAAACGTATCAAAAAAACTTGATGCCGTAATGGAGGATTCATCGGCTACATTGGGCGAAAGAATGCTTCCAATCGCAGTAACGCTTAAAAAAGCATTGATTGAATTAATGGAAGGTGTTTCCGGTGGATTACTATTATGGGAAAGGGCTATTGATAACGTAGTTTATTACTGGCTGTATTTACAGGGTCAAGTTCAAAAAGTATTTCTTAATATTAAACTTTTAGCGCTGGAAGCTGCTAAAAATATATCAGATCCGATTATAGAGGGAATGAATGTTGTCATAGCAGGAATGAATAAACTTCCTGGTGTGCATGTTGAAGCAATGAATAAAATGGCAGAGGCCAGCATTGCCTATGTGGAAACTGAAATTGAATTAAACGAAGCTAAACTTGAGGCTCTGCGGGAATATCATGAAAAACGACAGGAAGAGTTAACAATAGATAATGAAACCAAGGAGGAGATAGAAGCTACTCATCAGGAAAATATGTTAAACATTCAGCAATTAATAAATGACAAAAAAGCTGAGATGGATAAAAACAAATCCGTTAAAGAATTGCTAGAAGAAAAGAAAAAACAAAAACAGCTTCTATTAGATCAATTAGCTTATAAGAAAACATCATATCAGATAGATCAGGATTTTTTAAAACTCAAACTGGAACAGCGTGGATTGGACACGGCTAATTATCAAACATGGTCATCTTTCATGATGAATTCACTTAATAAGGATTCAAAATGGCAATTTAATTTATGGAAAGCTTTTGCAATCCAGCAAGCTACAATAAATACTTATTCTGCTGCTATTGCCGGATATAATGCAATGGCCGGAATACCTATTGTGGGACCTGCTCTTGGTGCTGCGGCTGCGGCTGCGGCTATAGCTTTCGGTATAGCTCAAGTATCAAGAATCGCTTCGGCAGATTTTAAGGGAGCAGAAGAAGGCGCTTTAATTAGGGGCGTGCCGGGAACTTCAGGAACTCTTATAAGAGCAGGAGAAAACAATAAAGATGAGGCTATAATCCCGCTTGAAGATTCTGACGTTATGGACAGAATGGGAGGGACTACAGTTAACATATATAATGATACCGCAATAATGGACGATGATTATCCGCAATCAGTTGCGATTAAGATAGATAACGCATTGTATAAACTTAAACAACAAAGGCTTAGTAAGGCATTTGCATGAGCAATATGGAGATTCTTACAACTAATTATCTCAATACCACAACACTTGTCAGTGTTGAATCCGGTACTGATACGGTCAGCAGGTTGTTTAATAGAGATACCTATAATAATTATTATGAATCTTCCGGTTTTAATACTAATACGGCAGGTGTGACAATTGGAGTTACTTTTATACCTGCACAAAATATTTCCAGAATTATTTTACAGGGAATCAATCTTAAAGATTTTACAATTTATTACAATAGTAATTCTGCTAATACTTTTACTTTACTTAACGCGGAAACGACAGTAAGTGACTGGACGGGAAATTCTGACACGGCTCTATATCTTAAATTTGCTACATTAAGTGTAGATTCTGTATGGATAGAATGTACCGGAACGATGGCAGGAGAAGATGAAAAACAAATTGCTCAATTATGGATAAATGATAAGAAATTCGAGTTTGAAAACAACCCTGATTATAAAGGATATAAACCGGATATTGAGATTAAAGAAGTAAGCCATGAAATGTCAGATGGCGGTACTATTAAGTACGCATTCGGTGAAGCCTATGACGCCAAGATCAAACTTGAATATCAATCTGAAACAATGCATGATAATTTATATAATATTTTCAGGACTCGCCAGAGTTTTGTATTTGTACCGTTTCCTACAGGGACTAGCTGGGACGGGGAAAAGATATATGAAGTAAACTGGATAGGCGATTTCGGATTTGAACAACCAGCAGGGAACGATTGGGCTACTCTGGGTTATTCCGGGCAGTTTAGAGTCAAGGGTGTGCCTAAATGAGCATAACGACTGAAATAAAAAAGAACTCAGCTAAGGCATTCAGGCGTATATATCTACGCAGGCGCACGGTAGCAGATTATGAAGCTGACTGGACACAGATACCGAGTAAATACATACGCAATTACGGTAATGTAGAATATGGCATAGAAGACATTAAGATTAATTTTTTTAACTTTTCGGGATATACTTTTAAAGTTGATAACGCCGATGGTTATTTTTCAGACGTCGATGATGATAGAAGTTTTTTTTATACCGCTGCGACAATTCCCAGGACTATGGTAAAAGTAGAAGCTGGATATGAAGCAGACGATGGTACGGAATATCCTACTAACTCAACTTTGTTTATCGGTCTTTTGGGCGGAGATGTAGATTATAATGAAAACAACATAATGGATTTTGCAGCTGATCCGTTATATAAAGTATTTGAGGAGTTTAACGCTAATGCTATTCCAAGTATGAATGGAGCTTATACGGCGAGTGAAATAGTGACTAAGATTAGAGATTATCAGGACGGAAACGCAGTCAGTGTATTTCAGAAATATATAAGCTCAGGAGCGTGGAATATCACGACTACGGCAACGGATTACAATATGAGTACTAACACGACACTTGAAGATTTAAGTTGCTGGGACTTAATGACTAAACTTGCCGAAGCAGAGAACATGATCGTATATATAGACCGGACTGGAGAATTTTACTTTAGAGAAAAATACCCTGCAAATACGACAATGGCATTTCATTTTTCCGGTATTGGAGACACAGACAGGACTTACGGACATAACTTAATGAAGGGAATTTCCAAAAAGAAAAGATATAGTAAAGTTTATAACCGAGTAAGAGTAAAAAATAATAAAGCGGATACGACAACTAGTTGGTATACAAAAGAAGAAGATTGGGATTGGGCTGATTCTACGAGTTCTTTTCTTTACGGTGTTCAAACCTACGAAATAGAAAATGATTTTATTCCTACTGCCACAGCCGAGACAATAGCAAATAATATATATAATCAATATGTTAATCCTAAAGAAGAAGTCCGGGTTAAGTCAAAGTTTGTACCGCATCTTAATTTAAACGATGTAGTAACTTTGACTTATCGTACTAAAACAATAATGGGCGGTTCTTTATGGGGTGATTTTTTATGGGGTTATGGGTTTTTCGGAACTCGATTAGGATATAATATTAATATAGAGAATGAAAGTTTTAAGATTATTAAACTTAAACATGATATTGAAAAATTTTATTCACAGGTTGATATGAGAGAATTATAATGCCATTTATTAAATTAAAAAATTCTACAACAGCAGATGCTACTGATTGTAATAATAATATGTATTGGCTTGGACAGGGCAGTGTTTTGCCAATGGAAGGAGAAGGCTTAGAAAATACTGATTCGGCTTGTGATTTAGGCTCAAGTACGACTACATGGAATAATTCTTATATTGAGAATATTTATTACGATACTATTACCAAAGATTTGCCATCTGCTAAATATTTTAAACATTTACCAACTTTAATTTTAGAAGAAACACTTGCGAATACAGCAACATCAATTCAGTTTGACTTGGGTTTTACTGCAAGCGCATTTCTTTACAGAAGCTTTGTAGTTTATTATTTTTCACCCAGTATATCCGGTGATAATTATTTGAATGTAATAGATTCTACGTTAACAGCATATTATCAAGGATTTCAGTATGGAGCTGATGTTACCTTTACAAAAGGTGGATATATATCTATTTGTGCTCATTTTTTTCTTGGCATTACTTCCGGCGGGTCAATATTTTCAAAAATAAATTTATTGTGGTATGGTGCTCTATCCGGAGTAGGAACTGTAGGAGCTATAATCCCTTATTGTAAAATACATGAAAATTTTATGCAGCTTAATGATGATACTACTGTTTATGCGGTGGGTCATAATGCTGGTTTATGTTATCCCTCTATTGGAATGTGGGCGACTACGTCAACTAAATTAGTATTAACTTTTTGGGCAAGTTCCGGATTAAGTCCGGGAACGCATATTGAAATTTGGGAGGAATAATGTTCCATATATTAGCAGAAAGTACAACAGCAGATGCAAATGATTTAAATGATAACTGGAAACATATTGCAGATGGTGATAGATTGCCGAGAGATGGAAATAGTTTAACTGTTGCAGATGCAACTTATGACTTAGGAAGTTCAACGACAACATGGAATAATTTATTTTGTAATAATTTAAATATTTCTCAGACATTAACAACGGCAGACAAAAGCTTATGGATTCCTATTTGGGAAGGAATGACTGTTACAGCTTTAGGTGGAGGTTTTTATAAACTGGATATTTCCGGTTTAAACGGCGATGAAGATTTAGAATATAGATTTAAGTTTAAAAGCAATGTTACGTGGACACCTTTAATGTATTTTAATGGGGACAGTTCTGCATCTTACGGTATGCAATTATTAGAAACAGGTTATATAAATGGGGCTAATCAAACACAAACAGCTATTAGAATAACATCAAGTACAGCAATATATTTTTCATTGAACAGTGGGACATCTGTGTATGTAGGGCATTGGGATTTTACTATAAATGCAAAAACCGGAATGCCAAGAATGATAATTGGTGATTGGTCATATGTTGATTTCCAAGCATGGATCAATATTGGCAACGTATCAGGTGTATGGAATAATACATCTGATACATTAACATCAATACAAATTATATGCCAAATACCCATAAGCCAAATTTTATTTCAATTGTGGAAACGGGGTTGAAATATTATAAAAAGAGTATTATATTAAAAATGAATATTGAAAACAAAAGGAGAAAAAAAATGAAAAGATTAATTTTAGCTTTATTGTTAATTGGTTCGTGTACTTCTGGGGAAATTGATGAGATTGATCCAAGCTTAGACTTAATAATTACGGATTGGAATCAAATTTTTATCGATGTTGATTCTGATGGTATAAATGATGGATTTCTTTTTAATGTTACTTTCAGAGTTATAAATAATGGCGGTTATGCCTTTGATAGTTTAGAGGCTTGGATTGCCATTAAATACGAGAATGAAGTTATAGAAATTATTGAGACTGGAGATTGTATGGCATATAATGTTGGAAATTTTTCTTTAACTCGATATATTGAAAACATCTTTATAATAAATGATGTATATTTTGAAGATTATTATTGGGAATAAATGGCATATACTTTATTTGAAAAAGGACATACTGTTTCCGCAGTAGATTTTGACAATAACTACAAATGGGTAGGACAGGGACATTTATTGCCTAAGGGTGGGGCTTTTCTTGAAGAAACTACCGGTGCTTATGATCTTGGCTCTGATACTTACAGATGGAATAATGTTCATGTTCAAAATTTAGAAATTCAATCAGGTGGCGAGGTTCAGCATTGCATGAATTTGATCGCTGAGGCTACTCTGACATCCACAGCGACATCTATTGAGTTTACAGGACTTAACGGAGAGACTGATGAGATTTATGAGATTATTTGTAATATAAAAATGAATACATCAGGGGCTAATTATTTATATTTAAATAGTGATAGTACAACTAATAATTATGGATATCAATATTTTATTGGATATTCTACAACTGTAAGTGCTAATCGTGCCATGTCTTCCCTCGGAATACGTATAGGTAAAGCTAATTCTACGACTACAATATATAATAAATTACATCTAATATGTTATGCTAAAAATAGTGTTAAATTATTTTTAAATAATGAATTACGATCAGTTATAAATACATATGTTGGATATTGTATAAAATGGGGTTATGTTTGGAATAATTCAGCAACATTAACAAGTATGAAATTTATAGGAAGTTTTGATCCTGATACTAATATTCAATTATGGACAAAAAAATGATAGAACAATGGAAAGATATTAAAAGTTATGAAGGGAAATACGCTATTTCTAATTATGGCAATGTTAAGATTTTAACATGTAAAAGAAAGGCTTACATTGGGAAATATTTAAAATATTGCAATGATAAAGATGGATATGCTTTAGTTAATTTATATAAAAATGGAAAACAAAAATCACAAAAAGTACATAAATTAGTAGCTTTACATTTTATTTTAAATTTAAAAAATAAACCTATAATAAACCATAAAGATGGAAATAAATGGAACAATCATATTAATAATTTAGAATGGTGTACTTATTCAGAGAATAATTTTCATGCTTATAAGAATGGACTAATGAAAGGAATGAAAGGTGAAAATCATCCGAACGCAATATTAAAAGAATCTGATGTAAAAATAATAAGAAGTTCAAAATTGGATAATAAAACATTAAGCACTATTTTCAATATTAGTGAAAAGTATATATATAATATTAAAAATAATTTAAGATGGAGTCATGTATTATGAAAGTATATACAGAAACAGATAATCTTGGTGAACATAAAGTAATAGATAAAGAAAATGGTGTAAAAATTCGCATACTCAGGAAACCTTCTGAAGAATATAAAGCTAAACTTCAAGCAAGAGCAGAAAAGGAAAAAGAACGGATGGCAAAAGAAAAAATTGAACAAGACAGAAATAAATTGATAACACAGCGTATGAGAGAAATTGCTGAAAGAGAATTGAAAAACGAAGGTAAAATAGAGGAGTAAACATGTGGCTTATGATGTTACAGCACACCTTGAAACTGCGCTTAAAATGTTCGTATATGACTTTTCTGGCAAACCGGAAGTTGCAGCAGATAGAGCAAAAGAGGCGCTTAGAAACGCTATTGAATTCACATTCCCTTACAATGGAGATGGAAAACTGTGGCGCAAGAAATTCTTGAAAGTTTTAACAGGAGGAGGACGTGCCGAATGATGCTGGTGTATCTATCCCGACTACTGTTTGGCTTGGGATTATTAGTCTTATTGGCATCCTTATTACCGTTATTGGCTTCTTTTTAACTAAGTTCTTTAAGGGTGTTGAAGAAAAGTTTGATATTTTGTTTAAATGTAAAAGACATG